CAACTAACCGCGCTGCTTGCGGACTGTTCCGCGCGGGTGGAGGCCGACTCACTCGTGACTGTGGACTACGCCAACGGCACGAACGGTTATTCGATTACGCGGACTGTAACACGAGCGAAAGCCGCGTCAAGAGGGTCGAGCGTAGGAACCGCCGGCCAGAACCCGTGTCAGCCGGGTGACTGCATGCCTTGCAAGGCGACGCCTACGCTCCCGCTCACAATACTCGGGATGGGCTGCCCGGTACAGCCGGAAGTATTCGGGAGTGTGGGACCAACCACCGCGGGAACCCTTGCCGGTAGGAATGGACCGCGATGAACGCGGCCTGCCGTAGGCGTCACGATTGTGGATAACTTCGCTCATTTAGGGCTTGACATACTCTACGGTATCGTATACATTATGGACATGAAGAACACCACAGAAACCAAGGGGAACAAGATGCAGAAGTTCGAATGGACCCGCGAAGAAGTTATCGCCAAGTTCGAAGAAGTCACGGTCGAGAAGGCTAGCGACTATCCCACGGCCACCACGATGGATTTCTGGATTTGGACAAAGGAAGCACGGGAGGGGCAGCGGAACTCATAACCATCCCATCCAAACGGCGGTTCCTCCAAGGGGGACCGCCGTTTACGCGGTCCGCTGGAAGACATAGCAGACGAAGCTGGGCGGCGTAGTCGATCCATCGGCTACCGCGCCGCCACTGTGGGCCGTATGCGATTGGGCGGCGTGCTGGTTGGCCTGTCCGACGCTGTGAGCATCCACGGCACCGCCGCTGTGGGCCGAATGAGACTGCGCGGCATGGTCGCTGTGGGCCGATGGCTGCGTAACCGAGTGCGCGTCAACCGCCCCGCCGGTATGGGCCGAGTGGGCATCGACAGCAGCTCCGGTATGGACCTGGGATGCGACACCGTTCGCAGTCGGGTTGCTCGTAACGAGGCCCGTGGCCTCGGAACCTGACGTGGACGTGTCTTTCAGTGCCGGGAACCCGACCACGCCGCCCGTGATCGCGGTATTGATGTTCTCGGTATGGACGTGGTTCAGGACATCGGTATGGGCGTTCGGCTGGGTCACAGCGTGGTTGCTGTGAGCCGAGGGCTGGGTAAACGTGTGGTTCCCGACAGCCGTCCCGGCGTGCGCGGAATGACTTAGGGTCGCGTGATCGGAGTGAGCTCCCGGTTGCGTGAAGGTGTGGTTTCCGACCGTAGCCCCGGCGTGCGTCAGCGCCGCGTGGTCGCTGTGGGCTCCGGGTTGCGTGAACGAGTGCGAGTGCGTGGCGGAACCAACCTGGTCGCCGCCTGCTTGTCCACCGGTCTGCCCGATCAGGACTAGGCCCTGCGCGACTTGGCTCCAGGTGCCGTAACCGAGGACCGTTGCCGGGTTCGTGCTGGCGACCGACAGGTACAGCGCACCGACGCCGAGCTGCCAGCTAGGGCCAGCCGGTCCCTGCGGACCCGTAGAACCGGTCTGCCCCGCTGGTCCCGTGTCCCCGGTATCGCCTTTCGGGCCTGCCGGTCCTTCGGGTCCGGTTGGGCCAGTTGCCCCGGTCGCTCCATCAGCCCCATCGGCACCGTCCGCGCCGGCTGGTCCCTGCGGTCCGGTGTCGCCGGTATCGCCCTTCGGTCCCTGCGGACCCGTGGGGCCCGTCGGACCCTGCGGACCGGTAGGACCGGGGTCGCCCTGCGGTCCTTCGGGTCCGGTCGGTCCTGCTGGCCCCTGCGGGCCTTCCGGTCCCACGGCTCCGGGGATGCTCGTAGAGCCATCGCCGCCGACGATCGGCACGGGTGGCTGTTCGTCGTCGGACGTTACGTACGCGTCGCTGACGGCTGCGAAGACGGTTCCCTGGGCGTGTGGCGCGGCAGAGGTACCGGCCCTGCCGCGCTTCACGCTCACGAGGTTGTGGTCGGTGGACTCGCCACGTAGCCGCGGATGCCCGCCCAGCTCCACAATCTCGGTATCTAGCCGGTACAGGTCGCCCGGGCAGCAGTCCACTGGGGCGGTGAGACTGAGGATTGATCCGGTAGCGTCTACCGCTTCAGCCAATGTGACGGGCATTCGGGTTTCAGCCTTCCTAAGCGACCGCCGTAGCGTACGCCTTGCCGCATCGGGTACAGCGGCCGATGAACGGGGCCTGTTCGGCAAGCAGCTTTCGGCATGGCTTGATCTTGCCCTTGATGACCACGCTGCCGTCACACCGGACCGGCTCCGCGGATCGCGTAACCGGGATTTCGGACGGGATGGCCTGGGGCGGAGCGAACGGAACCGGTGCGTACTCGATGTCTCCGGGTGCGAAGCCCTCGGACTCGGCCGCGATCCGGGCCGCTTCCTCGACTCCGACCACCTTCGACATGATCTCGTAGACCTCCCACCGGGTTTTCGGATCGGCCCTGTCAAAGCCCTTGACGTTGAACCGGGCCACGGTGGAGCGGGTCAGCAGGTCGCTCATGTGCTGCTCGATGGGCTCCAGGTAGTCGGGGATGAGCGGCGCTTTCACGAACCGGCGGAACAGCTCCGGGACGTTGGTATACGTCAACGAGGAACCGGGCCGGCCGTACTCCAACAGATCGCCGGGAATGCCCCACATGACAGCCGACGTGCCCTTGTTCTGCTCCCGGCTATCGAGCATCTGCCCGCCGCTGGCGTTGGACCCGAACTCCTCCACGGACTCAATGCCCTGATCGATCACCCGCGGCGTGTTGTGCGGCTTGCTCATCCACTGGTCACGGAGCAGGTCGGCTTCGTTCTCACCGTCTTCCGTCTCGCCCAGCTCGTTCGCGGCTTTGATGATGATCGACGGGTAGCCGCCGTCCTCGCCGAAGAAATTGGCGGCCCACATATCGGACTCAACCTGGACCGAGATGGCTGCTCCGCACATCTGGATCGGGCCCACGCCCCGCTGCCACGGACCGCTGAGGGAGTCCGGGTCCGGCTGGAGGGTACCGTGCCGCATGTCACGTAGCGGCATCTCGCGGTTTCCCCAGAAGACCTGGGGCCGGAGCCTGTCGCCGGTCGTGTATCGGACGTTGATCTCCCACGGAGCGATCCGGATAACCGACAGCGGCGAGTCGTCAATATCCCGTGACGCGATCCACCACCACCACTCACCGCGGGTCGCGAGGTCGTACGCGGTGTCCCGGTAGAAATCCCGGGGGATGCGGAACGGGTCCGGCCGCTGGATGATCCGCGGCGTGTCCTCGCTATCGAGCCGTACGCCCTTCCGGTACGCCTCCATCGCCAGCGAGCCGACGGTGTTGGAGATCAGCGCCACGGCCCGGAAGTTTGACGGCACGCCGAGGGCTTCGCGGAGTGACGCCACGCGATACGGCCGGCTGTGCAAGCCCTGAACGGCTAACAGCTGCTCGGTTAGCCCTGGGTGGCTCGTGAACGAGTCAATGGCCCGCGTCTGCTCCCGGTACTGCGACTGCTCTAGGGCACCGGCCTGTCTCGCCCGCCAGCCTCCCGGGTCGGGCTGCTCCATCGGACCGAACGATCTCCGAATGAAGTCCAGCATCACATGACCCTCGCAGCCGGTGCTTTCGCCTTGGAGGCAAGCCATACGGCCCGAATGGCCGCGAGTGCTGCCGTGATCGGGTGTCCGTCGTCGGATCGTACAGCCTGATATGCGCCCTCGTCACCCTCATCCTTGCGTGCGGTCCAACCCAAATCGTCCGTAACGGCATCGGCATCACGCCAGCGGAGCAGCCCGGCGTTGACAAGGTTGGTGAACTGGGCGGAGGCATTGGAGAACAGGCCACCCGATACCGGCTCCGGCTTTGGCTTGCGGACGAACCGGATCAACGCCTTGTCGGTGAGCGGATCGAACGCCACTCCGGTTGCGCCGATGGCGAGCTTCCGCAGCTCCTCCCCGAAGCCATCGACGGAGAACGGTTCGCCAGAAACCTGGGCGGCGAGCTGGAGTGCGATGGTGTCGTCCTTCTGTCGCCACGCCCGGACGATCGTCGCCCGCTTGCCCTCCGGGTCCATCGACACGCCGAGCGAGAACCGCGTAGCCGGCTCCAGCTCCGGGGCCGCGCAATCGATCCACGCGAACTCCTCCACCAGCCGTCGGCGAGTGGAGATGACCCACCGGCAAAGGTTCTCGGTCTCGAAGATCCCAATTGTGCCTTCCAGCATCGCGGTCCGGTAGTCGTCGGTAAGCGTTTCGTACACCGATCCCATACCCTCGGCCTCGTGGCCCATGGCCGGGTTGGACTGAGCCCAGCCCAAAGGATCGTTTGCCGCCAGTTCTTCGGCAGCCGACCACTCAAGGTACGCCAGCCGCGGGTCGTCGTCTCGCCGTTTGCGGATGGCATTCAGGACCACGCTCGACTCGCTGCCGGCGTTCGACAGGTACACGTACTGCGGATCCAGCGACGCTTTCAGCGTGGACTTGGACGCGGCAAGGAAGTCCCACGTTTCGGCTTCGCGTAGCTCGTCCAGGATGACAAGATCGCGCGACGGGCCACGGCCACCGCTGGAAGTGGGGGCGACTAACGCGTATACGCCGCCATTATTCAGCTTGATTTCTTCCTGACCGTTGGCGTAGCGGGGCTTCGTGGGCCTGTCGTTACGGGACGGAAACAGGTTGGCGTGGCTGGTCCACATATGTTCGGCTACCTGGGAGAACACTTCCCGCGGCAGGTTCCGGTCCTGGGCCGTGTGCATGATCCGTTGGCCGGCCAGCAGCCGCTTTACGATCAGCGGAACGAGCAGAGTTGTTTTCCCGTTCTGTCGAGCGACGATAACCGCTACCTCGCGGTACAAATGGCGGTCGCCGGAACCCCACGCTTCGATGTAGCGGGCAGCCGTTTCCTGCCACGGCATCAGGGAAATGCCGATATCCGCGGCTACCTGCCGGAATGCGTCCAGATCCGACCGTGCTGGGACCGGTGGCGCGATGCGCGGTTTGGCGTGGCCCGATAGCCTTCGGCTACGCCCGGGAGGGCTCGATGCGGCCAAACTCACCG